GTAATCGAGCATATCGCGCTGAATCTCCGTTAAGGTTCTCACGTCACTGTCACCGTCCCAAGAACCGCAACCTCTCCGTTAGCTACGACGATATTTGCGGTTCCTCCGTTAATCGTAAGGTCCCGGTAATCAATAACGCGCGGCACGTCGAGAATAACGTTAGCGATCCGCGTGATCCGTACGAGTGGGTCCGCAAAGGCCAGCGTAGCCAGATACGCAGTGACTCCGGCTTCTAGTTGTGCGCGTACTTCTTCGAGCGTATAGCCCGGTTCGACGTCGACATCTACCGCGACATTAATCGGCACTTCGACCGCACCTTGCACGGTAACAACCGGACCAATTGGCGCAACTCCCTCGCCATGTCCGTCCATTGTCGGGTCAATATACGTCTGGGCTGCGGTTACTACGGATGGGTCAGGCGAAGTCTTATCCGCGCCGAGTAATACGACTTTAACCGTGCCGGGTCCGGCCCATATCGGATAGACAATCGCGTCAGCTACGCCCGGTACTTCAAGCGCCCATTGGCGGTATTGATTCGAGTTTCCGGACGTGGCTGGGCGCTGTGCTCGTTCTTGATAACGCGCATATAGAGCCGCATCTGATTCGGTATCGACGCCCCCTTCGAAATTGACCGCGTTATTTACAGCAACGATACCGACGAGATCTCCGACCATCGTATTAATCGCGCTTATACCGACGTTGCCCGCAGCGCCTGCATCCTGCGCTTCTGCCGCGACAGTAACCGTAGATCCTGCGATAGTTGCCGCCGCGGTCGTTACGAAATAGACCGGAGTGTCTCCGCCCGTTGAGATAACCGTGCCCGCCGGAATTACCGTTGTATCCGGGCCAGTAAACGTTACTGATCCGGTTGATTTTATCGCAGCCTTACGTACGAGTCCGTAGTCAGATGCGCGGCTGTCTAAGTACTCGCCGAACGTCGTATCGGTAAATCCGTAGTTGAGTACGTTGTCAAGCTCCGCGTATGCAAGCGATATCTCAATCGCAGCAGGCGAAGCTAAATCGTAAGTTACCGAACCGGGCCGCTTATCGATATCGTTAGGTGGTTCCGCGAGTATCCGTTCTAGTACGGCGGCCTTCGTTTGATCTTCGTATGCCATTAAATCGTCACCTCCACCGGAATCGTTTCGTTATCTACTTCCACGAAAAAAGAGACGTACAATTTGTCCGCCTCCCTCGTTAGTGTAAAGTCACGCACCGCAAGTATCCGGTCGTCGTATATTAGCGCGTCCTCAATTGTCCGCGGTATTTCCGTTTCCAATAGTTCGACCGATACTTCCTGGCCGATTAAATCGTCTAGCTCGCATCCGTAGTCGTCATCGAATATCGCGAAACGGTAACGCGCTGTCCGGATCGCTTTGTAAATGAACTGCTCAATCGCGGCCGTACCGTCAACCGGTCCGCCCATTTCGCCAGTCTCGACGTTTAACGCGTAGGTCTTGAGCGGTAGTATTTCGTCAACGACCGTTTCTTCCGTTTCCTCATCGGCAATTACCGCGAGTGGACTAAGCGCCATCCTCAACGCCTCCCAACCGGTCAATTAATACGTAGTCCTGTCCTGCGTTGAACATTTGGAGGACTACGCGGTCGCCCGCTTCCAGTACCGGCGGATACTCAACTTCCGCGTCTACTCCGTTAATCTTGAGCGTCCGCGTGTATCCTTTTAGGCGTTCTGGAATAACGAGGTCCTCACGTTCCAATTCGAAGTTGACGTTATCAAGCTTCACGCGAATATCCGGAAGTGGTGCGATGACCGTTCCGATTTCTACGTCAACGTCTTTGTTATATCCGAGTTGCCGGATGACATCGCGCAATTTACTTACGCCGCCTCCGTCGATAGTTTCGAGAGCCACTGCATCACTTCCCTTTCTTCGCTTTTTCTTTCGCCTTCTTCTTCGATTCTTTCGCCTTTTTCTTCTTCTCCGGCTCCTCTTCGTAATCAAGCTTCGGAAGGTCATCCGTTTTGGATAGCGTCAGGTCCATCATGTGGACGCCGTCACTGAACGTATGCGTGTCCGCGTTGACGTAAAAGCCGCCGACCAAGTCCGTCATGCTTTCGAACGCGTAGACCGCGGTTCCGGCGATGACGTCCGTGATACCGAGCGCGTTAACTGATACGTCCTCTTTAACGGTCGATAGCTCCTTGAGGCGCTGCTTCGCGAGCTGCCGTAATTGGGACGCGTTAAGCTTCGAATCTGCGCTCTCATAGTGCTGCATCAAACCGTAACGCGTAGCTAATGCCGCATTCTTTTCAGACGCGGTTATCTGCTTCTCCTCCGACTCGCCGCCGACAACTTTAACAGCCGTCCGTAGTTCCTCGATAGAGCGCGTCCGTGTTGCGCCGATAATGTTAACGCCATCCTCGATCATCCAACGGACAGCAGCGTCCTTTTTCTCGCGTAGTCCGAGCTTACCGTTTGACGCGTAGACAACGAACTTCCGTCCGTTCTGCTTGCGCGTTTCCGTTAGCGCCGTAACCATCATGTCCCACAGCGTTTTACTCCGGAGTATCATGCGCGGTATTACGTAGCCGGTACTCGCGATATCACCCGTTGGGATTCCGAAGGACTTACACAACTCCGCAATCATCGCGCCCGCGGTCATCTTGACAAATTTCCGCGTATCTGTATTCTTCGTCAGATATACGTTTTCGTCGTACGCAATTACGACCGCTTCGCCCTTTTCCGATATGTCATACGTAAAGATGACGCCACGAAATACGCCTTTACCGTCTACATAAAATCGTACTTCCTTTCCGAGTTCGAACGCGATCTCTTGATCCTCGCCGTTGAGCGTATTGGACAAGGACAGCGTAAGTGTCCGATGAGGCTGCGCGACGTCTCCGGACCAAGTTGCGGTCTTTACGAGAGACTCAACGTTGTACTTACCGTCGTATAGTACGCTAATCTTCGTACTCATTTCGGGATCACCAGCTTCTGACCCGGCTTGAGTGCGTTAGGATTCGCGCCGATTACCGACTTGTTCTTCGCGTAGATGTCGCGCCACCGATCGCCATTTCCGTAGACTTTGGCCGCGATTTTAAACAGTGAGTCGCCGGACTTGACCGTATAAGAAGTCGGAGTCGAACGTGTTGACGGGCGCGCTGGATCAGTCGTAACCTTAGGCGCAGAAATATTCGTCTTCTTTGCGTTAGGGTCCGATTTCTTAGCGTTGGGAATAAACGTGTACTCCTTGAGCTGCAGCGTGTAATAAACGTCGCCGGGCTCTCCGCCGCGTTCCTCGTACTCAAACGATCGAATCGTAACCGCAATGTTAATCGGCGTATTCGTCACAATAAAACGGACAGGACGGCCGGACTTCTGCCACCGTTCGATTGTCTTAACGATTTCCCACGGATCTTTTAGCTTCGAATATTGGCAATACGATCCGTTATAATCGCGCGGAAAGAACGAAGATACTGTAAAATCTTTCTGCCGATTGTTTCCGAGAATCGTGTACTCGCCGAGATTCGATACGCTGACGTCTTCGTAGCCGTACGTGGATGTTGCGTTGATTGTTTCGGGATTAACGGGAAGCCATAAGACCTCCGCGTTATTGTTATACTTGAGCCAAAACTGCGGCTTGCCTCTCGCCAATAATGCCGCCTCCTCTCCGTTTTATTGCGCCAGAACCGTAGATAGCTCACGCGCCAGCTTTTGGATGTCCGCATCTTCGCGGATTGTCGCGTGGATCGTAATATTAGGCGCAGAGTTTCCGCCTCCGTTACGGTAATCGCGCGCTTGTTGTGAATTGAGGACCATCTCATCTTGGTGCAAACGTGCAGGATAGTTGTTGTATGGAACGCGTGCTAAACCGGACGAAAATCCGAGTGCATTCGTTGCCTTATCCCACAGGCTGTCTGGTTTCGACGACGGTCCGATTGATCCGCCCTCAATCTTCGGCTTGCCGGGATTGTCTTTGCTCCAGGAGTCTAGATCCTCTTTTCGCTTTTTGGCGGAATCGTACTCACGGTTAAACTGCTCCATCTGCTGTTTTACAGGATTGAGGAGGGAAACAACGTTGAGGTTGTCTTTGATCCCCTGCATGATTCCTTGCGCGATCCCTGCACCGATCTTCAAAGCAACCGCGACAATCTGTGGAGTAGATGCTTCCATAGTGTTAATGAAGAACCCGATCATGCTACTTGTCGCGTTTCTCATATCATCTCTACCGCCAGCTTCCCACCACTTGTTGAAAGAATCTCCAAGTGTATCAAACACGAAGCGGACCTTACTCTCCAAATCCGGCAACTTGTTAAACTCCGGATTGTTAATAAAGTTCGTATTGATGTACTTCGCCGCAGTATCCACCGCATTCTGAACGGCCGCCGTAATCTGCGGAGTCCAATCCGCAATCAGCTTCTGCGCACCCAACGCGAATTTCTTAATGTACGGAAGTAGCGGTGACATCGCGGATATCTGCAACGTCTCCATCGCGCCTTGGAACTGTTCAATCGCACCAGCCGCGCTATTCATCTTCTCTTCCGCAACTTGGAGCGCAGTGACCTTCGCCATTTCGTTATGGAACTCTTCAACGCCTTTAGCGCCGGCCTTGTATAACGTGGTCGCCGCTTTAACGCCGTCGGTTCCGAACATGTCGAGCAACGTAGCTACGCGGTCCTGGTTGTTCATCTTGCCGAGCGTTTTATTTAAGACTTCCGCAATGCCCGCGAGATCCTTGATCTTTCCGCCTTCGAAGAACTTGTTCGCTTTACCTACGCCTATTCCGAGTTGGTTAAACATCGCGGTTGCTTTCTTCGTTTGCGGCTGTAAGTACATGAGCATCGATTTAAACGACGTACCCGCGTCAGATCCGCTCTTCAATCCGTCGTTGGACATAAGTCCGATCGCGGTATTTAAGTCGCGGAAGGAAACGCCAGCCATGTCCGCAACGCCACCCGCAGACGCGATACCATACGCAATGTTCCGTACGTCAGTCGCCGCCGCATTCGCAGTGCCCGCGAGGATGTCCGCAGTCTGTGCCGCGCTTAGTCCGTCTTTCTTAAACGCGTTCATCGACGTAGCCATCGTTTCGGCCGCTTCTGCGAGTTCTAATCCGCCAGCCGTCGCGAGGTTCAGTGCTGCGTTAAGGCCGCCGGACATAATCGTTGCCTCGCTCATACCGGCCTTTAAGAGCTCTTCGATACCTTGCGCGGCCTCTAGCGCGGAGTACTTCGTGAGTGCGCCCTGTTCGAGTGCCATCGCGCTAATCGCCTTCATCTGCGTTTCGGTGGCGCCAGTTAACGCCTTGATCGACTGGAGCTGCGATTCGAAATCCATCGCTTTTTTAATGCTATCGCCGACAACTGCAACTGTGCCGACTGCCGCTCCGATACCGGCCGCTGCTGCTCCGAACTTGAGGATTCCCGCAGTCATAGCGCGGAGAGGTCGGGTGGCGTTATCTACGATTTTTAAATGTCCTACGATATCAAACGACATATCCCGTTACCTCCCTCGATCCGCTATTTTCCTTGCGCGTTCCTCGTCTTCGAGCACTACCGCCATGGACGCGTATATCATGGCGCGATGTCGTGTTGGCTTAACGTAAATTTCGTCGGGCGGTATATGGTGACGCTGGAATATCTCGTGCAAAATCCGAGCCTCACCACCCGCCCGAATTAGTTTTTTGCCTCTTCCAGCAGCTCCTCTTCGTTGCCAAATCCGGATAGATTCGAAATCTCCGTGGTCAGCTTCGCGATCTCACCCGGAAGCAGCGCCTTACCTACGCAATCCACGTCATCACTCGCGCCATAATGCGCCTTAAGCGCTTTGTCGTTAAAGTCCGGATCAACGCAAGCCATCGAAATCATCACGTAGCTGAGCGTCGTAGCGTCCACGTTGTCCTTACCTGTTGTTGCGCGCAATCTCGCTTTCGTAGTCTCCGCGTTAGTCAGCGCCTTAACGGTGAATGACGTCTTGAGACGCGAGATGTAAACCTCTTTCGTAACGTCCAAATTCGCACCAAGTAGCGCCTCTAATCCTTTTGCCATATATGTCAACCTCCGATTATTTTCGTAATTAAAAACGGACCACCCGAAGGCAGTCCGTTATACTTGCGGTATTATGATGTCGGGCGGAGAGGGTCCAGAATCTCTGTTCCGCTGAAAACGAACGTGTATTCTTGTTCGACCATCGAGCCGACTTCAAAGTTTACGATCGGGATTCGGTCAAACGTTACGTTTTTCAGACGAACCCGATAAG